CCTGGGGTACTACGGGAAGAACGTCCACACCGCCGACTTGATCTTCTCGGACATCATCAAGTGGGACTGCGTTCCCGATAACGCTCGACTGTCCACCTCGGACCAGGTGTGCTTCATTCACTTCGAGTACCAGCGTCCGAAGGCCAAGAGCTGATGGGCCGCCATTCCGCCACCCAGGACAGCCGCGCCCGGAACATGCAAATAGCCAGGGACCGGTTGGTCCAGGACACCGCCCACCTGCCAGTGGCCATTATGGCCGACGGCTACCGGGTTCGCGTGGACTGTGTCCTCTGCGGCTGGTCCACCACGAAGATGCAGCTCGGCGTGATCGAGGACCACGCAGCCACCCACTGAACGCGAGGAAGCCCCCGGCAACCGGCCGGGGGCTTCCTGCTGGACCTGCTGCCGTTACGGGATGACCGGGCAGACGTCCACGGCGGTGCGTGCGCCGACCTCGCCGTTGGCGCAGACGGTCACGGTGACGCGGCGGGCGAGGCCCATCCGGTCGATGAGGACGACAGCCTCTTCAGAGAAGATCTTCTCATCGTTGGTCTGGACCGTCACCGAGTCGATGATCACACCGAGGTTGACCTCGGGGCCACGGCCGATCTGGAAGTTACCGGCCGGGTAGATCAGGAACTCAACGTCGGCGGGCCACGCCGTCGCCGGAACCGCGCCGCCGATGTTGGTCGGGACGTCCGGGGTCAGGCCGCGCGCGAACTGGACGCGCACACCCAGGTCGCTGAAGGCCGCCTGGATGTCGGCGTTGGTGACGGCCAGCGGGTCCTTGCCGTCGCGCCGGGCGATGTCCGCGAGGAACATGTTCTTCAGCCAGAACGGGAAGGTGACTTCCAGCTCGGTGCTCTCGCAGAGGTTGTGACGCTCGATCATGTCGGCGGCCTGAAGGGCGACCGCGTAGTAGACCTGGCTGAACGTCGCGAACGACGTCGCGGCCGGGATGGTCACAGCCAGGGTGGCCGCAGAGTTGCGGGCCTGGGTGTACATCTCGGACTTCACGCGGATCTCGTGCGCGACCATCGCGTTGCGGACGTACCAGTCAACCATCTCGGGGAAGAACCGCTGGGTGAGGATGCCCACCGAGAGACAGACACCGACGGCCTCGGCACGAACGTCGATCGGCGCCGGGCAGGGGATGACGAAGCACGGCTTCTCGGGACCGGCGGGCTGGGTGGCAGCCGCGATGTCCTGTGCCTCGGTCCACGTCCAGGTGAGCGCGGCCACGTCCAGGGTCGGCGTGCGGAAGAACCGCAGACCGCCACGGTTGAGCTGGACCTCAGGTGCGTCCCACAGCATGTCCGGGCACGCGATGTCCGCGATGTCGTAGATCGTCTCGGACGGGGCACACCAGCCGCCGGACGCCACCAGATCACCCTGCGGAAGGCGCGCCTGCTTGGCCGCGAGCATGACCGCCTTGGAACCCTCGGGCGCCGAGGAAGAGTCCTTGACGACGAGTGCGTCCGGGAACGGCAGCCGGTAGGACGCAACCATGCCGGTACCGCCGCCGGACGTCTTCAGGCCCGTGGCGCGCCGCATGACGCCCTCTACGATCTGCTCAACCTCGATGTCCTCGCCGGGCCGGAAACCAGGCACGTCCACCGAAGCGACGATCTCGACACCCGAGGGCTCGTCGGCGGGCAGGTACCGGGACAGCCCGGTGCCGGTACCCGCACCTGCCTGCTTGGCGCGTACGGCCGTCAGGTTGAGCGACCGGCGGGCCGACGCGGTGACAGCGACCGGGTCGATAACGGCGGTCGGCTCGATGACCTCGGCCTCGGCTTCCACCGTTTCGGCCTCGGCTTCCACCGTTTCGGCCTCGTCCTCGCCGAACACCTCGGCGGTCAGAGCGTCGATCTCGGCCGCCGCAGCCTCGGCGGCCGCCGTCCGCTCGGCCTGCTCTTCCCGGATCTTGGTAATGCTGGCCTTCAGCGTCTTCAGCGTGTCGATGTCACGGGCCGACACAGTGTCGCTCTTCGCGAGCGAGCTGAACGACCGTACGGCCGCCGAAAGGTTGGTTTCCAGCTCATCGTCCGAAAGACGAGTGACGTCCTCGGGCAGTTCGTAGATCTCGGCCATTACGTGCCAGTCCGTTTCTGTGAAAGGGACCCGGCCTACCGCCAGCAGCTACCGACATGATAGCCGGATGCAGCTGCTGGCGGGGACCAGGTGTTCGGGTGGTCTCAGGCGGTTTCGCCGGGGGCGAGAATCCTCGCCCCGTCAAAGCGGGCAGCGACCGTCGCGGCCGCCGCCTCGCTGGTTGTCTCGTACACCTTCCGGCCGTTCGCCATCACCCGGTAGGTACCGGATACGGCGGCCGCGCCGGATGCGGTCGCACGGTTCTTGTTCGCGCAGTTGCAGCCCACTGGCTCACTTCCCTTCTGTGGTGCCAAGGTCCATCTTAAGGGCCTCGGCGCGAAGGGCTTCCAGCTCGGCCGCCTCGGCCTTCCGGCGGTCCTCGGCGCGAGCCAGCGCGGCCACCATGCTGTCGGCCAGCCGGTCGTAATCGATGGCTGCGGCGTTGATCCGGTAGCCACCGGCAACCACTTCAGTGTCGGACGGCGGAACGCGACCAGCGGCCGCCTGGCGCTCTTCCTCGGCAGCGATGACCTCTTCCACCTCAGCCATCGTCGCAGCCGCTGTGAGAGCCAGCTGGGCCCGCTCTACGACCGCGCTGGCGAGCAGCGGGGAACTGTGCCCAGGAACAGGCACAGAGAGAACCGCGCGCAGCTGCCAACCGCCGCCGGGCGCCTGCTTGAGGTGGTAGCTCGGCTGGGTTGCCATGAACACGCTGCGGTCCCACTCGGACAGCCACGGCGCGGCCGCGCCCGAGAACCACATCCCGCGTTCGTTCATGCCGACCGTCACGATGCCCGCCACGGTGCGTGAGTCATCGAACTGGCACGCCGAGGTCTCACACTCGGCGCCGTCGCGATGGTGCCCCGCGTTCATGGTGAAGGCGCCCGCCTTGACCGAGCTGCCATCGTCCAGGGTGAACCGCTGGCGCAGGAAGTGGGTCGTGTCGATGCGGCCGAGGTCGTTGATGACGATCCGCTTCGCGTATCCCGCGTGCGGCTCGTTCGCCTGGGCCACCCACCCGAAGATCCGGCCGTTGCTGTAGTTGACCCCAGTCCCACCGGCCGGAAGCTCGTCCGCCGTCGGCTCGCGGAACCACTCGGCGGGCATCGCCGGAAGGTCAGCCATCGCGCGCCAGGCGGAAGCCTGCATGTCGTCCATCTCGTCACCACCGGTCTCTTCGTCCACGTGCGCCCGAACGGCCGCCAGCCGCTTCCTGACGCCGTCCAGCTCGTCCGCCGGAATGTCCACCCCACCCCGGGCGCCGTTGACGGCCGCCTCGGCCGCGAACACGCCGCGCGGGATGATCGTCAGGGTTCCGTCCACCACGTCGGCATAACCCAGCTTGCGGCTGGCCTTCGTCGTCGGGTCTGCATCCTCGTCGCGGTACGCGAAGGCGCGGTCGAGCTTGTCTGTGTCGCCGTCGGCCCACTCGAACACCCGCGTCTCAGCGCCGGGGCCGTCCCACTCGCGGTCCCGGGACGCCACCGGCAGATCCACGGCGCCGGTCACCGAGGCGACCAGCTCGCCGCTGGCGACGACCGCTTCCGCCGCCGGATCCGACTTCACCCCCGTTGTGCGGTCGGTGTACAGGCCACGGGTCAGCTTCACAATCTCACCCCTACTGGCAGCCAGCGCCAGCAGGCGCTGAGCAGCGATCACAGGAATCTTCAGGTACTGGGCAACCCGGGCGGCACCCACCGGGGTCTTTGACCGGCGGACGTGGCGCAGCACCCGTCCGTAGTCGGTCTCAGGGGAAACGGCCGTGGCGGCCCACTCGGTCCAGGCGGCCGCTTCCAGCTCAGTCAGGCCGGTGGCCGCGCTGAGGTCGACTTCGTCCAGGGTGATCCGGGCGCCCGCGTAGGCGGGGATCAGGACTAGGGTGGCACCCCGCACCCGCGCGCGGGTGATCCGCATCAGGTAGTCGCCGGACAGCTGCCGGTCCACCACCGTACCGGCGGCCGCGTCCGGGTCGCCCGCCGCCGCTTCCAGCTCGAAGGCGTCCCGGGGCACCAGACCGTCCGGCCCCACCGTGAACGTGACCAGGGCCAACTCGGTCACGGTCGCCGTTCCACTGGCCTTCATGACCGGCGCGGTGATGCCCTTCAGGAAGTAGCCGCCGTCCGGCGTCGGCAGCAGCGACGCGCGCAGCATCCGGGCCCGGTACACCGCCTCTTCGCCGGACGCGTCAACCATCTCGATGTCCACGTCATCCAGGTCCACGGACACCCCGAGCGGGGCGCCTTGCGACAGCAGCGCGGCCGCCTCGTACCCGGCTTCCTGGGTGAGGTACAGAACGCCCCGGCCGGTCAGGCGGCTGCCGTCGCGGGACATCTCGCGGATCGCCCCGGCCAGGGCGGCATTTTCGTGGCTGTCAAAGTTCTCATTGGCCATCAGCGGCCAGGGGCCGTCACCATCCCAGTAGAGGGCGCCGGGCGCGAACACGCGGCCGTCGCCGGTCTGCTGGTTCTCGTACGCCAGCGCATCGTCGCCGGGCGTCGTCCAGCCGATCACGTCCGGAAGGTCCAGGGTGTATTCCAGCTCGGGGGTCTCTTCCGCCTCGATCGGATCAACGAGATCAAAGTCGGTGTAGGAACCGCCAAAGGCCACACGCAGCCGGTCAAAGGTGATGGGCCCGCAGCCCCCGGCCAGAGCAGCCAAGTCGGCGTCGCCGTACGCGGCGCACACGTGCGGGGCCCAGGGCGAATGCTGGGCGGGTACCAGGGTAGCCAGGTCGGCATGTGCTTCCAGGGCCAAGAGGACATCAAGCTGGGTGTCCCGCAGCGCGTCGGGGCGGCCTTCCTCGTGGTCGTCGCCGACGTTCCAGACGTATGCGGGGTTGTCGCTGGCCGGGTTCCACTGCGACACGCCGAAGGCCTTCGCCCGGACCGGCCGCAGCACGTTCTCGGCCAATTGGCCTACACGCTCGATGACCGCTTCCTGAGATCCGGCGGACCAGTCGGCAGCCTCGCCCAGGTAGATCAGTGTCAGGTGAAGCTGGTCCTCAGCCTCGCTCGACAGGGCTGCCAGCCGGGCCGCGTCCGCCGCGCTCGGCATCAGCGCCAGCATGGCGCCGGTGTGGACCTCGACCGAGGCCTTCTGCCCCGGCCAGCGGCCGGTCGCTTCCTTGTACAGGTTCGCGCACAACCCCTCAGGGTCCTGCGGGAACTCGTCCTTCAGCTCACGGACGCAGCGGTCGAAGGATCCAGGGGTTCCCCAGCCGACCTTGGCCGCGCCGGGCCCGGTGAGCCAGTACGCCTTCAGCTGCGGGGGCATCTTCGACGCCAGTTCACTCGGGTCCATGCTGGCTGTCCTTTCCGTCGGGGCGGTTGCCTTCAGCACACAGCGGCAGTTTATCGTCAGGGCCGCCGGGGCCGACGGGTCGCCGGGGTACTGCATCGGCGTGCCGCCGACGTCGAAGGGGTCCGCCAGCAGTTGCAACTGGCCGTCGGCCTCGCGGTGCGGGGTGCGGACTTTCTTGTCGTGGCGGGTCACCCACTGCTTGACCAGCGGGCGGCCGGGCCCGGTGATGACCTCGGCCGCTGCCAGCGTGCCCCCGTTGAAGGCGCGAACCGCCTCGGTCTGCGCAATACGGTCCGCGCGCACCGGGCCCAGCTGCGCGCCCTCGTCGCTGAAGGCCGCGACCAGGCGGGCCTTCAGCTCGTCCAGGCTGTCCCCCGCGTTGACGCCCTCGGCCAGCGTTCGCTGAGCAGCCCTGGCAAGGCTGTCGCCCACTGATTCGAGCAGCGGGCCGACCGCCTCGGCGTAAGCGTTGTAGGCCGGTTCCAGCTCGGCCGGTGTCGGCGCCGGGTCGCCCATGTCCTCGGCGGCCAGCCGGGCGCTGCGCCGGAAGAT